CATTTGTACCTTGTGTACCTTGTGTACCAGTAACACCTTGCGTTCCAAGAATACCTTGCGTTCCTTGAGCGCCGACTGTACCTTGTGCTCCTGTGCTACCAGTTGCACCTTGGGCACCTGTGGTACCTACCGTACCTTGTGCTCCCGTAACGCCTTGTGCTCCCGTACCTCCCGTAGTACCTTGCGTACCAGTTGTACCTTGCGTACCTACCGTACCTTGAGCGCCGGTGATGCCTTGTGTACCAACGGTACCTTGTGCACCTGTTGTACCTTGCGAGCCTACGGCTCCTTGTGCTCCTGTAGCACCCTGCGTACCAAGAATACCTTGAATTCCCTGAGCACCTGTTGCACCTTGCGTACCCGTTGTACCTTGAGAACCGGTTGTACCTACTGTACCTTGTGCTCCCGTAGTACCTTGTGCACCAGCCACCCCTTGAGCTCCGGTGGCGCCTTGCGAGCCTACGGCTCCTTGCGTACCGACAGTACCCTGAGCTCCTACCGTACCTTGCGTACCAAGAACACCTTGGATTCCTTGTGCACCCGTCGTGCCTTGTGAACCAGTTGCACCTACCGTACCTTGTGCTCCAGTAACGCCTTGCGTTCCCAATGTTCCCTGAGCACCAGTCGTACCTTGTGCACCAGTTGCACCTACCGTACCTTGTGTTCCCGTCGTGCCAACGATGCCCTGTGTACCAACGGTGCCTTGGGTGCCTACGGCTCCTTGCGTACCAATTGCACCTTGCGTACCAACGGTACCTTGTGCACCTTTATCACCAGTAGTTACAAAAGATACTATAATATCTTCTAAGTTAGTAAATGGTGATGCGGCAGAAAATGCTTGGTTAGTTATTGTTAATGTCCACCAACCCGTATTATTAGTTAATGCTGAGATCTGGAATAATAGGAATTGTGTTGCATCCGTACGGTTTGCAATACGCACATATCCTTTTATAGCTGATGATACAGCATTAATTGTGTTTAAGAAAGAATCTATATTGGCAGATTGATCCGTCGTAGCATCTATATACATCGCCGTAGCTGTATTTTCAGTTGCATTATTTAAACGAACCTTACCAGTACCTGGATCTGCAGCAGTTGTTGATGTATCAAATGTATAATCAAATGTTGCTCCGCCGAATGACCCATCTGTACCTTGGGTACCTAACGTTCCTTGCGTACCTGTAGTACCTTGCGTACCAACAGTTCCTTGAACGCCTTGCGTACCAGTTGTGCCCTGGGCTCCCGTTGTACCAACTGTGCCTTGAGCACCGGTTGTACCTTGAGCACCGGTTGCACCTACTGTACCTTGTGAACCTGTAACTCCTTGTGCTCCCGTAGTTCCCTGAGTACCGGTCGTTCCCTGCGTACCATTTGTACCTTGTGCTCCTACAGTGCCTTGTGCTCCCGTGACTCCTTGCGTACCAACGGTTCCCTGTGTTCCCGTTGCGCCCTGCGTTCCCGTGACACCTTGTGCGCCCATGGTACCTTGCGTACCTAAAACTCCTTGAATTCCTTGTGTTCCAGTAACACCTTGCGTACCGACAGCACCTTGTGTTCCTGTTACACCTTGTGATCCAACGGCCCCTTGCGTACCCGTCGTACCTTGTGCACCTACCGTACCTTGCGTACCTACAGTACCTTGTGCACCAGCCACACCTTGTGCTCCGGTGGTACCTTGCGAGCCTACGGTACCTTGTGGTCCGATAGCACCTTGTGTACCTATAGCGCCTTGCGTACCAGTTGCGCCTTGAGCACCTACGGTACCTTGTGTTCCCGTTACACCTTGCGAGCCTACGGCTCCTTGTGTACCAGTAACTCCTTGCGTACCAGTTGTTCCCTGAGCACCTGTCGTACCTTGTGTGCCGACCGTTCCCTGGGCGCCGACAGTGCCTTGCGTACCGGTTATACCTTGAACACCCTGAACGGTTGGGGTTGCTGCAAATTGAGCAAATGATGAAGAAGTAGCAAATGATGCTGAGGTAGCTGTTGATGCGTTACCTAATAAAGATCCTGTAAATCCTGCGGTTGCAGTTACTGAGGTTAAGGCAGCACTCGAGCCTGATACTATGACTTTTTTCCAGTTTGGCATATTATATTTCCTTGTGGATTACGGTTAGATACATACACTTATGCCGTGTGTGCGCCTACTTCCTTGCGGCCAGTAATCTCAATTTATTATAAATATGTTATCTAGATTTTTTAGTAGATTGATTTGAATCTATTTGCGCAGCAATGTTTGCAATTTCTGATTCCAATTTCATTTGTAGACCTGCAATAGTTTTTGCATCTTTACCTGTAATAGTAATAATGTCTAATGCTTGCCTACAAATACTAATTTCTTGCGGCGTTAAATCTATAGAAAATAAATCCATAACTTGTTATTTTGTTTGATCAACATATTGATTTTGTAACTTGATTACTAGATTATAAAACATTTCTACATGTTCTCCCATAATCATTGTTTGTTTGAGTGTATTTAGTAGAAACTCAAGTTCCTGTGTATCTAATTGATTAACACTAGAAACTTGAGTTTCGTTATTTTTTGAAATAATATTTTTAATGAGGCCCATAACTTATTATATATAATTTTATGCATAAATCCAAATATCGCCAGCATTTGATGTATATAGTGCGCCTTGAACTGCAAACTCACCGGTAATTGGTTTTGTTGCACCATGATCATTTTCTGTAAATACATATGCTACAAACGATCCGCTAACGCCAGATGCAGATGTTGGATCTATTGTGTTAGTTGTATCTGTAACACCTGATTGAAATCCCCAACGATCTGTTACTGAATCATATCCGTATGCAATATTACCAGCAGCATCAGAACCGCGGTCAATAATAATACCACCATCGCCAGCTGTTGCTGAACCAGATGCCAATATAATAAATTTATCTTCTACAAAAAGATCTTGTACGTTAAGATATGTTGTAGTACCATTAACGGTAAAGTCACCTTGAACTATTGCATTACCTGCAATTGTTGCTGTGCCAGATGCATTACCAATATTTAATGTTGTTGCAGCGCCCGCAAAGTTAACTGTAGTTGCATTTGAATTAACTAAGTTAAATGTAGTAGCTGATGTTGTAATATCGCCACCATTAACTGCTGCATCGCCTGTTAATGTTAATGCAACAAATTGAGGTGAGTCTCCTGTCTCTAAACCTAAATCAATAGTTGAACCAGCAACGCCATTTGTTGTTAATAATGCTTGACCCTGACCTGGACTAGATAAAACCGATGCAGATACAAATGATGTTCCTGTGAAATTTATTTTAGAGGCTGCAATTGCGGCAGATGCATTAACATCAGCATTAACAATTACTCCCGTTCCAATTGCTGCAACGCCTGATGAGTTAATTGTAATATCACCACTTACGTTTGCATATGCATCTTGACGAAAATATGTCGCCAATGATGCAGAATCTGCAGATACCGTAAAGGTCGTACCTTCGCCAGCCGTACCGCCAACAAAGATGCCGCTTCCTGCACTCACTGCAGCTGCATAGTTACCTGTCGTGTCAGTACCTAATGCTACTGAGTTAGCTTGTATTGTTGCAACACCTTGTGCAGTGATTGCGATATCACCTGATACTGTAGTTAAAATTGAACCTGATATTGCTGGTATTAATGTTGTAGTGTTAACTGCAATGTCATTAGCATTAACGGTAATATGCGTGCCAGCTCCAACATTTAATGTTGTCGAACCACCTAATGATACAGATCCGCCATCAGTTAAACCGTTGCCTGCAGTTACTGTTACTGCAGAGTTAGCTAAACTTGTATTTGGAATAGCACTTAAACCAAATGTTAATGTGTCTGTACCTGAGTTTGCTGATATATTTAAACCTTGACCCGATGATGATGCAAATGTTAAATTACCATTAGCGCCATTTGCTAATAATAACGTACCATCATATGATGCAGTTGCAAATGCTGCCTGTGCGGTTACTGATGTTAAATAACCAGCGTCATTGACTAATTGCGATACGTTACTACCGGATACTACTACTTTTTTCCAAGTTGCCATTATAAAATTCCTTATTTTTTAATATAAATATATGTTAATTTTTTTTTTATTCTAATCCAACAAAAAATGAAGATGAAGTAAAATAGATTGCACCTACTGGCGCTGGATTTGTTAATTCTATACTTTGTGTTGCTAAAACAACAACACCACTTTGTGATACTGTTAATATAGGCTGATTATTAAAATTTTTAATTATAAAGATACTATTAATATCACTTTTGATTTCTAATGAACCGGTAATTACAGCACTTCCTGAGAATGGGAATCCGGTACCGCCAACGCTATTAAGTGCATATGATGCAGTTACAGCATAGCTAGAAGATATATTAAATAATGAACCGGTTTGTAATTGTCCTGGTCTAAATTGTCTAGACATTATGCCCACCTACCTTTCACAATTATTACATCTGTTGATAAAATATTAAAACCTAATTCTGCAGTATTAAATACAATTGTTTGCGTAGCAGATGTAGTAGGCGTCCATGTATATGTAATTTTGTCAGCATATTGGCCGTTTATATATACATCGAATTCATTTTTAGTTGCAGTGCCAGATGTTATTGGATTAGTTGCTGCCGCGGCTGCAATAGTTACTGTAGTAGCTGATGCATATGTAGCTTGTTGTTCTGTAATATTTGTTAAATAATTCATAATTTCTGGCGTTATTTTTAAATAAATATTATCATCAAATTGTATTGACCCGCCACTTTGAACTATAGAATTTGGTACAGATGTGGAATTAAATATATCATCATATGAAACTACATTTTCAAATGTAACTTTTTTAACAGAAAATTGTTTACGTAATGTATTTACTCGTGCTTCTTGTGAAGAAAGTAATGCTGCTTGCACTGTTAATGGTACTGTAGCTCTAACTAAACGATCTTCTCCTATAGTATTTATAATTTCAAATGAAAATGAACCTAATTGTACAGGAAATACATTTGATCCATTGCCCCACGCAAATCTACTATAAGGCATAATTTGATCAATTAAATCATTTAGTTGCGTAGTAAAATCGCACCAAAGCATTAAATCATATTCGATATTAACATATCTAGGTATATCAACAATATATATTTTATCTGATAATGTTGGATTATTTTGCGGTATTGGAAATAATTCATCTTCGTATCGATTACGTTCATTATAACGTTGTTTGTATGCACGAACATTTCCTGCAGGATTTCGATTAACATCTAATCCTTTTACGTTATCTCGTTCTGAAACTGAATTTCTTTTTATCATCATTAATGGAGATTGAAGCATTCCTTTTTCATCACGCAAAAATCCCAATCTACGAACATTATCCCATTTTTCACCATTTGCAAAAATAACTGGTACTGATATCAATTGTTCTTGTTGTGTTATCTGCGGCTGTATTACATTTTCAATATATGACTTTACCGCAAAATCTACATCATATACAGTTCGTTTAGGAGTTCGAATAATATCATTATCTCTTCGAATTTGTTGCGAGCGATCTAATATTCGATCAGGCGTTAAACCTTCTGTACGTATAGGATTGGGTTTATTTGTTTTTCGATCAATATCTCTTCTATTTAATCTAGACATTCATTATCCTTTATACGCCGGGTTTAAATTATTACCGCCTTTTCTTAAATTTGTAATACCTGTTGGGGTTTGTCTAGTTGCATGTGCATCACAAATAATAGATACGCTATAACCAAACTGACTTCCGTTTGGCCAAGTATCTGGATTTTTTCCGGCAAAATACTGGTTTGCATCTACATTATCTAATTCATAATATTCATTATCCCAAAATACAATATCTCCAACCTCTGGATAAAAACTCGCTCGTTCTAAAATATCTCGAGATATTGCAAATTGTGCCGTTCTTGTATAAGAATGACCATAATCATCCATTGTTGCAGTTTTACCCTCTTTAGTAATAACACATGGAATTAAAATAGAATCATAATAAGATTTAGATTCAGATTCGCCATATAAATTACTAGCTGAACGTTCTACTATTAATTTATAAAACTCAATTTCAGTATCTATAATTGCGTTAATTAATTCAGAATTGATTGATGCTAAAAATTTTGCATCTCGCATTCCGCCAAAAATAGCCATACTTATCCTTTCTTAACCAACGTAAATTTTTAATGGAACTTTTGATAACATTTCATGCATTTGAGTTGCCTCAGAGTTTTGACGTGTCATCATTTGTTCTTTTGTCATTTTATCTAAAAATTCCCTAAGTTGAGTTATCAATGTTTCTTTTTCAGATTGGCCTTGTGATACCAAATCAGAACCATTTAATGTTACTTCGCCATTTGGAATAGGTACTGATGAATATTTATTACGAATATAACCTAACATTTCTTTTGCAAGTGCAATACCATATTTAATTATCCACGCACGACCCATATCATTAATTTTCCCGTAGGTTTGATATGTATATGGTATATTTGATGCGTCAGTTATAACATTGTTTAAAAGTGCGTTATTACCAAATAAAACGGATTGATTATTTTTATCATCATCAAAAATAAATTCTACATATACTTGTTTAAAGAATGGCGTTGCAGATGATGAACCTGTACCAGAAGTTGGCACTGGCCATATTTTTATATTATCGCCATGCACTTCAAATGAATAACTAGATTTACGTATTTGATCGTTAAATTCAATAGATTGTAAACGCATTAAGTCTGCATGAATTGGCATCATCATGAATGATACAGATGGTGAAAAACCACCAAAATCAAATGAATCTAACAATTGTTGTGAACCTAACCCGGTGCCAACAAATGGATCAAAATATCGTACAATTGCTGGTGGTGCATTATGAAGTATTCGTTTAATTTCAACTGATGAAGTAGTTACTGTTATACCTAATGAAGATGAAATTGCATCTTTTATATTATATGTTTGTTGGCCAGGTACCATTTGTATAGCAACTTGTCTCCATTCTACATCACCGCCAGAATCTGCTTCTGTGCCATATGCTTTTGATAATTTAGTAATATATCCAAAAGAATTTCCAACTAATGCTCCCGTTAAACTGTCATCGTTATTAGATAAAAATGCAGCACCGGTTTGAATACCTAATGTATTCATTAGATTATTAACAATGTTAACTTGATTAACTTGATTTGAATATTCAATTGCAGCCGCTTCAAACGCAGTATAAAAATTTATAGCTTGCATTTCTACATCCATTATGGGATATCCTAAATGTTGTGCTGCTGCTTTTGCAAATTTATCTGCATGAGATCGGAAAACGGAATCGTTATCAAAAAAACCAAATGGTGTAGATCCAACGGTAAATGAAGATGAGCCTGGCCAAATTGGTTTGTTTTCTGAATAATCCATGTTGTTTCCCTTTTAAATATAAATATCAATATCTTTCATTTAGCAATCTTAAGATTTCATCTAATGCTGCATGACGATGATTATCTGTTAATATGATTTCATTTACGAAGTTTGACTTAGTTAACTTAGGAACTTCATGAACTGCTGAATCATTATTAAATTTTAAATCTACTTGATAACGATCGCCTGTTAAAATCATGATACTATCTTTACCTAATCGCGATAATACCATTTGAAGTTGTTGTTTTGTTAAGTTTTGAAATTCGTCAACAATACAAATTGCATGATCAAATGTTCTTCCACGAAAATGTGC